ACACAGAAAAAAACATTTTGAGATGTCTGCACCAAACACGAAACTAGACCATGTTCCAGATGATGCCCTAAAAGAAATAGTGGCCATCCAAGATCGCATCAAGAAACTTAAAACCAGCGGCAAAGCCCAGAAAGACTTTATCCACTACGTCAAGCAAGTCTGGGATGGCTTCATCGAAGGCGAGCACCATAAGCTCTTTGCGAAAAAGCTCGAAGCGGTAGCTCAAGGCAAGTGCAAACGCCTAATCGTTAACATGCCCCCACGTCATACCAAGTCCGAGTTTGCTTCTGTGTTCTTCCCAAGTTGGATCATGGGACTACGCCCTGATATGAAAATCATGCAAACGACTCACACCGCCGAACTCTCGGCAAGGTTTGGGCGCAAGGTGCGTAACTTGATGGACACCAATGAGTACAAGCAGATCTTTGAGAACGTACAGCTGTCTGCTGATTCTAAGTCAGCGGGTCGATGGGAGACGAACAAAGGCGGCGAATACTTTGCTGCTGGAGTCGGTGGCGCCATCACAGGTCGAGGTGCTGACTTGCTCATCATTGACGATCCTCACTCTGAGCAAGATGCCATGTCACCGTCTGCCCTTGAGTCAGCATATGAATGGTATACTTCTGGACCCCGCCAGCGTTTACAGCCCGGCGGTATCATTGTGATCGTCATGACGCGTTGGTCGACTTTGGATTTGACTGAGAAACTTTTGAGACGCATGGGCGAAGACCATGCAGACCAATGGGAAGTCTTAGAACTCCCTGCCATTTTAGATAGCGGTGAACCCTTGTGGCCAGGTTACTGGAAGATCGAAGAGCTTGAGTCTGTGAAAGCTTCTTTGCCTGTGGCCAAGTGGAACGCCCAGTACATGCAAAACCCTACCTCTGAAGAGGGTGCCCTGCTCAAACGCGAGTGGTGGCAAATGTGGGAGCAAGACAATCCCCCACCTTGCTCCTACATACTTCAGTCTTACGATACCGCTTTTAGTTCCAAGGAAACTGCTGACTACAGCGCCATTACCACTTGGGGCGTCTTCCGTCCTAGCGATGGAGCACCTGAGTCCATCATCTTACTTGATGCTAAGAAAGGTCGATGGGACTTCCCGGATCTGAAAGCGACAGCCTACGATGAATATACCTATTGGCAACCAGACATTGTCTTGGTAGAATCTCAAGCAAGTGGTACGCCTTTGACGCACGAGTTGAGAATGATGGGCATACCTGTGGTGAATTACCGACCCACTAAAGGGAAGGACAAAGTCACCAGAGTGCACAGCGCTTCTCCTGTGTTTGAAGCAGGGATGGTGTGGGCTCCTGATGCCATATTTGCAGAGGAAGTCATAGAAGAATGTGCAGCCTTTCCTTATGGAGAGAATGATGACTTTGTAGATTCGACAACACAGGCTATACTAAGATTTCGTCAAGGTAACTTTGTGCGATTGGATTCTGATGAAGATGATGAAGAGCCAATCCCCAAACAACGAATATATTATTAGAGGTAATAATCATGGCAAGGAAAGCAGCAAAAAAATATACCAAAAAACAAGTAAAAAAAGTTGCTGATAAAATTTTTGGTACAGACAAAGAAATAGCAGATATAGGAAAGCGTGGCAGAGGCAGACCGAAGGGATCTACCAATAAACCAAAAACAACCAAGCGCAGTGAAGCTCCGATTAAATCAGAAAGAAGTAAAATCGAAGCAGCTAACAAAAGAGCAAAAGCTAGAAGAGCAAAAGCAACACCGCCAGCAGCTGCAAAGAAAACTGGTGGCAGAGGAAACATTAGAGCCACTGCTCTTGGACTAGGCGCATCAGCCGCAGCAATTGGAACTTTAAACAAAAAGAAACCAGCACCAAAAGAAACATTTGCTCAAGCATTTAAGAAAGCTAGAGCTAAAGGTGAAGGCACGAAGTTTACTCACAATGGCAAGAAATATGTTGCTGTGACTAAAACTGACCTCAAGAAAAAAGGTTACGATGCTAACGAGCTTGCTGCTTACAACAAGCGTGGCGGTAAAGCCAGAGGTCCTTTGAATAGACTCGGTCAAAAAGCTAAGAAAGTTCTTTTAGGTAAAGACAAAAAGTTTGGTGGCGATAAAGGCGCGATTGATTTTATTAGAAAGCCTAAAAAGAAAGCCTCTGGTGGCATGATGAAAACTAAAGGTTATAAGTCTGGCGGCATGATGAAGTCTAAAGGCTACAGAAATGGTGGCGCAGTAAACAAAAGAAAAGCCACTGGCGCTGCTAAAAGAGGTTTCGGTAAAGCTTACATGAAAGGCAAAAGATAATGGCTGTAAAGAAATTAATAAAAGGAGCTTTGAGAAAAGCTTATAGGGCAAAAACAGCCCCTTTGCAAACTGCTTCAAAAATTGCGAGCAGGGTTTCTCCGAGAAGCAAGATAGCCGCTGGATTAGCAGCTATAGCATCTCCAGCAGTTCTAAATCCAGGCTCTGGTAAAAAAGCTGCGCCAAAAGCAACCAAACAAAAAGCCCCACCTAAATCTTCCAAAAGAAGAATTAAAGGCCAATCAAGGCTTAAAGGCGGAACTTATACCCAAGGCAAAAGAACTGGATCGAAAGCTGGCGGTGGAAAAGTTGGAAGTCCTTTTGGTTTAGGTCTGCCTGGAGATGATATGTCTTTAGACCTTCCAGTAAGAACAAACAGACTGAAAAAAATGAAGGCTGGTGGATTAGCTATAAAAGGACACGGTAAGGCATTTTTAAAATCTAAAAGATAAACCATGGCTAGAAAGATTATAAAAAAAGCAGTTAAAAAATCTGCTAAAGAGATAGAAACTTTTATCAAGGGAATGGACAATGTTTCAAAAGAAACAGCTGATAGAATTAGGACAGGCAAGATTAAAATAAAATCAAGCAATCCAAAGATTCAAGAATCTCTTGATGAAAAGTTTCCATCTTTAAAACCAGTTAAAAAAATGGCTGGTGGTGGCATTGCCATGAAAGGACACGGTAAAGCTTTTACAGGAAAATAAATGTCAGACGTAGATAAAGCAATTACCATCGAAGAGCAGATGGAACTTAAAGTTCGTGATAGATCCAAAGGCATGGAACTAGAAGTTGATGTAACTGAAGAAGATGCAGACTTCGATAACTTTGAGCAACTTGAAGATGGCAACATTGCTTTTGGTATGCCTACTCCTCCCATGGAAGATACAGACTTCTATGCCAACCTTGCTGATATTATTGATGACCAAGATCTAATATCTGTTAAGAATGATTTGATGGCCAACATCGATGCTGACAAAGAGTCACGCAGAGAATGGGAGAAAACCTACCGTGATGGCCTAGAGTATCTTGGCATGAACTACGAAGAAAGAACTCAACCTTTTGAGGGAGCTTCTGGTGTTATGCATCCACTCCTTGCTGAGTCAGTAACTCAGTTCCAAGCTCAAGCGTACAATGAGCTGTTACCTTCCCAAGGCCCAGTTAAGACACAGGTTGTTGGTATGGCCACACCTGAAACAGAACAACAAGCATCACGCGTACAAGAGTTCATGAACTATCAGTTGATGCAAGTTATGCGTGAGTATGACTCTGAGACAGATCAAATGTTGTTCTATTTACCACTGAGTGGTTCAGCTTTTAGAAAAGTATATTACGATCAAAACTTAGGCAGAGCAGTTTCTAAGTTCATTCCAAGTGAAGACTTGATTGTTCCTTACGGAGCAACTGACTTACACAGTGCGACAAGAATTACTCATGTGATTAACATGTCCATGAATGAAATACGCAAGCTGCAACAAATCGGTTTTTATCGTGATGTAGATCTAAACTATGGCACAATCAATCCAGATGAAACTGACGAGATCCAAGAAGAGATCGATAAGTTACAAGGCGTTGAGCCTAGCTATTCAGACGATGACACTTGTCAAGTCTTTGAGTCCCATGTCGAGTTAGACATACCGGGCTTTGAAGACATGAACGCTGAAGGTGAAGAGACTGGCATTAAGTTGCCATACATCGTCACCATGGCCAATGGCAAAGTATTGTCCATCAGAAGAAACTACAAAGAGAATGATCCGCTAAAAGAACGTATCAATTACTTTGTGCATTACAAATTTTTACCAGGCCTAGGATTCTATGGTTTTGGTTTAACCCACATGATCGGAGGCTTGTCAAAAGCCTCGACCTCTATTCTGCGTCAGCTTATTGACTCTGGTACTTTATCTAATTTACCAGCTGGCTTTAAGGCTCGTGGAATCCGTATTCGCAATGACGATCAACCTTTACAGCCAGGTGAGTTCAGAGACATGGACGCTCCGGGTGGAAGTTTGCGAGACGCCTTTGTACCGTTACCGTTCAAGGAACCTTCTCAAACTCTCCTCTCTCTCCTGGGAATCCTTGTTGATAGTGGTCGGCGTTTCGCATCTATTGCTGATATGCAAATCGGTGATGCGAATCAAAATGCGCCAGTCGGTACAACGGTTGCTCTACTTGAGCGTGGCACAAGAGTTATGTCTGCTATCCATAAAAGATTGCATGCATCTCAAAGAATTGAGTTTGAAATCTTATCGAAGGTTTTTGCTGAATACTTGCCACCTGCTTATCCGTACAACACAGCCAATGGTAATCAGACCATCAAGGCTGTGGACTTCGATGAGCGTGTAGACGTCTTACCAATATCAGATCCAAATACTTTCTCTATGTCTCAACGAGTCATGATGGCTCAAGAGTTACTTAGAACAGTACAAAGCAATCCAGAGATTCATGGACCCAATGGTATTTATGAAGCTTATAGAAGAATGTACGCGGCCATGGGAGTGCAAAACATAGAACAGTTATTGCCACCTCCTCCACAGCCACAACCTATGGATCCAGCAAGTGAGAACGCAGGGCTGATTACAGGACTGCCTCAACAAGCTTTTGCTGGACAAGATCATGATGCACACATTAATTCACACATGTCTTTGTATAGCACTGTGACTGCTCAATCAAACCCAGCGGTTTTATCTCTCATTCAAGCACATGTTTATCAGCATGTTTCATTTAGAGCTGCTGAAATTGTAGATCAACAAAATGCTCAGAACCCTGAGTTCCAAATGATGATGCAACAAATACAACAGTTGCCACCAGAGATCTCTATGGGTTATCAGCAACAATTACAAGACTCTGTGTCTCGTGATGTAGCGGCCGTGGTTGCTCAATTGATGCAACAGATTAATCAAATGTTTATGCCACCTCCACCTATGCCAGATCCATTGGTTGAGTTGAGAGGCAAAGAGTTAGACATTAAAGCTGATGACGTACAACGCAAGCGTGAAGAGTTTGTACAACGTCAACAGTTTGATGCAATGAAAGCAATGCAAGGCAATGAACTTGCAGAGCAAAGGTTACAAATTCAAAAAGAAATTGCTATGATGAAAGATGCAATTGCTCGTGAAAGAATCGAACAGCAAAATCAATTTAAAGCAATGGATATCATGCGAGGTAACAAATGAGTTCAGTTAGACAAAAAATGACAGCAGTTAATAAAGCTGCTATGAAAGAAGAAGAGGCAAAACAAAATGGCAATCAACCGATCATCAATGAGAATGCAAATATCGACATCGACAAGATCGCCAAAAAGATCGACAAAGATGCGGACAAAGTCCTTGCTGAAGCGACCAAAGAAGTTAAAGCTAAATCCAAAAAGTCTAAGTCTGTCTTTAAGACTAAGACCAAGGTAGTTAAGAAAAAGTAATGCCCTTAAAAAAAGGTAGCAGTCGTAAGACAATTTCTGCTAACATAAAGGAATTAATGGGCAGTGGCAAAAAACAAAAGACTGCCATTGCAATAGCTTTGCAACAAGCAAAGAAAAATAAAGGTAAGAAAAATGGAAAAAGTAAAAAACGTTAAGACAAGCGTAAGCATTAAAGACCAAGGTACTGTTAACTACAAGCAAGTAGAAAGCATTCCTAATCCTGGTGCACCAAAGCCATATGGCGCTGGTAAATCTCGTGGTGGCGGAGCTGCTTTGAGAGGCACTAAGTTTAGTGGTATTTGCTAGTGGGAATTTTTAATGCCCTTAGAAATGCACCAACAGGCGTGCAGAATCAGATGGTTGGTCAGCCTTCTAGAGTACCTGGCTACTCTCAAGGTTTAGGTCAAGCGCCTGGTCAAATGGCATTACCACCAGAGCCTATGCCTATAGGCAGAC